TAAGTCTGGTCTTTCTTCAACCAGAACATCAATCAACTCTGCACGAGGTTCGTAGTTTGCGATAACCTCTCGCACTGCGTTCTGCATCGACTGCTTTGTCGCAGGTGTAAACAACTCAAACAAGTAACGACGAATACCGCATCCAATGTCTGACTTGAATGGGCGTTCGTAAAAATCTGTAAGCACCAGAGACTTGACAGACTGACGCACTGCCTCACGATTCTTCTTTCGTGAGAGTTGCTGAGTGATTGGATGGGCAACGAACCCAATGTCCAGATCACTAAAGATTGTGGTGCTTTTCTCTGCCATTGTTTCTCTCGATTCTTATTGTACTATTTAGTCAGCATTTTTGGATGCTTGTATTTCTGCGCGTCTTTCTTTGCACATTTTTGCAATCTCTGCAAGTGCCTTTCGTGCGCGTGTACCTGCGGACTTATTTCCATTAATAAATTTTTCATTCTCTTCAATATAAACATCGTATAAAGAGACTAGTGCGTCATGAGTGTTCATAAAATTCCTCTTGCCAAATCAATTTTCAGTGTGTATAATAAATATGTTGTTCTTTAAGACATAGGTTGTAATCGAGCATAGTTTTCTAATGCTTCTTTATAACTAACTGTATCAGAAATATAAACGTTGGTACCTTTCAAAGGTTGACTTTCATACAAAAATCCAATTGCACGATACAAATAATCCCAATCTTCTTTGGGTACTAGACTTTCTGCTAATTCTACATCAAGACCCCATTTTGCTCTCATCTTTCTTTTGATAGCATTTGCTTGAATTTCTCTGTTTGTTGATCCTTTAACACCGAGTTGTTTTGCGACTTCTAAGTAATAGAAGAAAACATATGCTTGTGTTTTCTGTCTGTATAATTGTCTGTCACTCTTGAACTCTCCAAGTTTCTCTTCTCGCAAGGCCTTGACCATTGCATGACTTACTCTCACTAGATGAGAATCTGCTTTTATCTTAGGATCAACCGTTCTTGTTATTTGTACTGGTTTTGGTTCCGGGGGAATAGGAACCTCTTTTGGTACTTTCGGTTCTTCCGGCAAATCAACTCTTGTCTTAACTTCTTTCTTAACCGTAACTGTTTCTGTTACTGGTTTGCCTTCACTATCAACTTGAGGTTCTCCATTGATAATCTTCTGTTTGACTTCTTGAACATCAATCTCTTTGACTCTGACTTCAATATTAGGCACATCGTTACACAACTTATTAGTATCAATTGTAGGAGTACCTTCGATAGAAAGTTTTTCTCCAAGTTTTTGTAATCCTTCATCTAATGCACCTAGAAACTCGTTAATCTTAGGATTAACTTTATTGATGATTTCTTCTAAGTCATCAACTGCTTCACCAAAGTTTTCTTTAATTTTTTGAATTTTTGCAGCAACCTCCGCAGAACTTAATTGTTGGTTAAGTTCTGATAATGCGTCTTGTAGGTTTGGTATTTCTGGAATCTCAGGTTTAAATGATGCTAACTCTGCGTTTGCTTCATCCACTTTTGCTTGGATAGCAGAGAGTACCTCTGGGTCTTCCATCAATGCCCCAAGTTCTAATGCTTTGCCCTTGAGAGATTCTATATTTACTTCTTGACCACAAATCTGCATTCTAGTTTCCTACGTTTACGTTACTGCTACCACTTGCAGCATGTCCGCAAGTTGCTAAATCTCCTGCATTACAAACAGCAATCCCACCAATAAAAACATTCTTACTTCCCGCAATCATTGTTGCACTACAATGTATGGGTACAACAGGACATGGATCATGTGGTGCTACAGAATTTCCATTAACAATAACCTTTTCGCCATTTGCATAAACAGTTGATTGAGATGGAATCAAATCACCACCTGCCGAATCATTGTCTCTACAAATACCAGTAGAACTCATGATGGGTTCAAGTCTATCTTAGGCGCAATTAGAGTCATGGTATCCTCCGCAGTTTCTGTCTTTGTTCCGGTGATATTAACGGTCTCGTTTGACTTCAATGTTCTCTGAACATCGCCGTTAACTATTTCGGTCATTGTGCCTATGTTAGTATGTCTGTAATTTACGCCAGTGTATGATGAAGTGTTACCACTTACGATAGTTGTTTGATTGACACCAACAGTCTTGAGATCATTCTTTGCAATATTTTCTAAACGGTTGCCTGTGAGAATATTAAGATTTTGATCCCCTTCTACCAGTGTCAAGTTATCGGACTGTCCAATGTTTGTGGATCGACTTCTACCAATCTCAGTTTCTTGATTGAAATTGATCTTGGTTTGTAACGATTTTTTTAAGTCCATTGTCATATCACCTTCTACTTCAAGATGATAATTGCCTTGGATTAATTCTCTCTTATTACCTGTAACGGTCATGTTGATGTTGCCGTCTACAAAGATGTTCTTACCGTCAAGATACATTTCATAGTCTTCACTGACTACTTTTATAATTCTACTACCATCATCCGTGATTTCTTCAAACGATCCTGCTGGATGATAACGATGATATCTCTTACCGCCTTCGGTATCATCAAACTCTTCTAAGTGACCTCCTTCGGTCTCTCTCACATGATTCAGTGGATAATCCGGAACAATACCGTCACTAATTTCCGGTTCTTGCCAAGATGTATTTGCATAATAATCATCTTCTTTATCCGGAGCAACCGACGTAACCTTTGGGGGTGTCGCAGTATAATATTGTTTTGGATTACCGTCCGGATTGACTCTTAAACGATTCTTAACAATACGACTGAAGTGCGAATTCGCATCTTCTCGTGCTGCGCGAGTTACATCCGTTTCATCAATTTCTTTCGGATAAGTTCCAGTAGGATCATTGAACCCAGTTAAAGGATCTGATAATGAACTTGGTATGCCATAGATTGAACCGAGTATCATTGGTTCTTGTGCGCGTTCACCATCAACAAAGAACCCGACAACCCAACTTCCCTCAACCAATCCAGTAGGAGACATACCCACACCAGAAACTGATGCAGACTGTATTGGGTTTACTGGTATTGCCCACGGGAGTTGATCTGTAGGAATTTGTCCCTTGTCATCGGCGTGCCATCCGAAACACCGAACACGCACACGCCCAAGTTGTGTTGGATCATTACGATCCTCCACAACTCCGATAAACCAAGTAAAGTTACCCCTTCCGATGAAGTTTTTCATTTTCTACCTTTTCAACATAATCCAAAAAACTTAGGAGACCTGATTTCAAAGTCTCCTTTGTTATTTCTTGTTGATCAACCCAATCAGTGAGGTTATCGAATCCATGATCAATATTTTTTTGATCGTCTACTTCTTGTTGTTGGTTGTTCTTCAACGAGAGGTTCCTCATCGTGTGTTGGTTCATTAATTTCTTGTAGGAAGGTAGTTTCTGGTTGAGACTCTTCTTCAACTACTTGAACTTCAGGTTCTACAATTTCTTGCAAAACTTCTTTCTTCTTTTCTCTGTGCGAGCCTGGTAATGGCATATTGCCTCCTTACTGTTTTGGAACATTGATTTGACGCAATGCGTCTTTTGGTACATTGTCTTGAATCCAATTGAAGACTTGCTTCTGGACGGAAGACTCTTTTTCAAATTTTTTGCCAGACTTTTTTAGTGTGACATAAGTGAAATCTTTAACGATCATTTTACCCGAACCACTACCTTTAATGACATTTCCATCTTTATCGGTGAAGGGAATCGTGTTGCGACGATTATTGAGAATGACGCGCACCTCACCATTGACACCACGAGGTAACTGTCCTTTGATGATGTTGGTCATTGTTTTCGATGCGCCAACATGCGTCTGAAGTAGAATGTCGTCTGGTACAACTCGATCACGTTCTTGGTTTGCTTTGACTGCGACATAATAGTCTGTTAACACCCAAGTGACATGAATGTTCTTTGCGTCATATCCCAACGCATTTAACATCGGCATCATTTCTTTGATATCTTCGATCTCTTTTAGAGTAACATCAAACATTAGGTTTGGCAAGGTATCTTTCGTCTTAGATTGAGACAAAGACTTAGCGAGTAAATTTAAACGCGCATCTTTGACACCAGACTTCTTGACCATCATATGTAAGTCATATACATCTTGCGAGTTGCGTAAATCCATTTTAAGTTCACGTACTTTGATGAATAACTTCTTCAATTCATCCACATCAAATACCTTGAACTTATCTGATTCCATAAACTCTTTCTGAGCGAACCCTTTACCCGAACCTGCACCACCTGCTAAGAACACTACTTGACCGTAGCGTTTGCCTTGATTGTACATGATCAGTTTTTCGTCGAGTTGCTGATAATCTCGCATCTCTAGATGTTCTTTAAAATTTAACATTAGGTTTCAATCTCCGTGTCCTTAACACATTCTAGAACAGTTGTAAATGTTTGTCCTGTCTTACCACCAAAAATATGTCTGACCTTGGTGATTAGATACTTGCCACTTAGATATTTATCTTTCTTGCCATCCTTCTTATCGAGAGTGGTTGCGTTAGGAATGTTCATTTTGAGAGTATTTCCTACGTCCAACTCCGAGTTTCCCGGCACAATAACCTCCATCACAGTATTCATGATGTGTCTTTCATATGATTGTCTTTTTGCGATAAAAGTATTTCTTCGTTTTGGTAAAGGATTTTCTTT